TAAATATTAGCATGAAAGACTTAAATAAAATTGGTGAAGAACTGTTTTCTAAACTACGTGGTAGATTCAAAAATATTACGATAGGTAATGCAGAAGGTATTACTACTAATACTCCATCAGAATCACGTTTTTATGAATTCACATATGGTGATCAGGGCGGTAAAGTAAGTGTTAGTTTAGATGAAGACGGCGTTGTAGTCATGTATAGCGAAAACTTATTTGACTCTAACAATGCATCTATGAAAACAAAATGGTATGATTTTTTGAAAGAAATGAGAGTATTTGCCAAAAAAAGAATGTTAAACTTTGAAGTAAGAGACATTGAAAAGTCTAATTTAGAAAAGAGAGATTACAAATTCTTATCTAATAAGAACGGAGATAACACCATGACAGAATCAACGATGTATGGAACTAGCAAAACTAGTTACCAGAATATAGCAGATGCAAGAATTTGTGTCAAGCATAGCGAAAACATAAACCAAGAACTAGCAGGCGGACGCTCGCAAAAAATTGGAAGCATTTATATTGAAAGTGCAAACGGCGAACGTTTCAAGTATCCATATAAACATTTGAATGGTGCTAGAGCAATGGCGATGCATGTAGCAGAAGGCGGCAACATGTACGATGACTTTGGTAAGCACATTGTAGGGTTATCAGAAGAAATGAACAAACTACGTAAGTTCAAAACATATATGTCAAGAAGCAGTGTCATGGCTGAAGGTCTTGCAGATTATATGGATGTTGTAAACGAGCGTATTGAAACAGTAAAAAACACAGTAGCAAAATTACAAAATAAAAAATATTACAAAGAAGCAACTGAAAACTTTCAAAGTGTTGTACTTGAAGAAGTACCAGAAGATGTTGCAACTGATTGGACTGCACAACTTACAATCAAACAGTTTAATGAAGAACTTAAGAGTGTGTTCCCTTACATATATAAACTAGTAAGTGAAGCAAACAAAGTTAAAGAATTAGGACCAGATGATTTATTAGGTGAAGCAGACATGGATGCTGATGCGTATCGTTCGGCCCGAATGAAACGAAATTCGATGGACGCACATTCAGCAGATATGGAAAAGCACATTCCACTAATAACTAAAATGAGAGCGGATTTAGTAGACAAAGGAATGGAGCCAGAAGATGCGTTTGATCAAGCATGTGAAAAGTTTGGTTTTGATCCTTATGATGTTGAGGAGTACATGGCAAAGAAAGATAAAGAAAAATATAATTACGAAGATATGAAAGATAAAGAAGATTATATGGCTAAGAAAAAAGCATTGCAAGATATTCAAATGGATCCTAACACTCACAAAGATGAAAAATTAAAGAAGGAACTTATGCGTAGAAAAGCAGAACTAGATGACGAAGCAAAATCTGCAGGATATAAAGAAACAGAAATTCCAACAGAAGCAGACATTGATGCAGGCTTTGAAGAAATGATGGGTCAGTTTAGCGAAAAAGCAAAACCAGACTATATTGACATTGACGGTGATGGCGACAAAGAAGAGCCTATGAAAAAAGCAGTTGATGACAAAGAAAAAGGTGACGATGACGAAGAAGCAGAAGAAGGCAATGCATTTGCTCATGCAGTCCGCAAAGCAAAAATGGACGGCAAGAAGAAAGGCGATAAAATTCCACACCCGGATGATGATGAGGAAGATATCACTTTAGAAAAAGAAGCAAAAATGCCGTTACCAGAAAAGATTTTATCATTGTTTGATAGAGAGACAGGCAATTTTCCAAAAGGCGAAACAGCAGTATTAACAATGGTTGAAAAAGATTACGGTGAGCAATATATTGAACCAGCAAAGCAGTTTATTGAAAAAATCATGCAAAAGTACGAAGATGTAATAAGTGGTCCAGCAGTGCAAGAAATGGAAGCAGAGCATGAGCCAGAAAAAGTTACATTGGCTGTTACAGCAGATATAGACGCTTTAAAAAGAGCGGCTGGCATAGAAGAAACCAAAAGAACAGTATCTAACGATAAAGATCTGTTAAATATCAAAGCATTAGCAGGGATCTAAAGACCCTACTATAAGTTTTTTAAGTTTTTCTTAAAAAAAGACTTGACATTGTTTGTAGTTTAGTATATAATGATATACATGTGCTACAAATAATTAGGCACAAAGGCTATAAGGCAAACTACAGGAGGCATATATTATGGCATCATTAGCAGAGATCAGAGCAAAACTGAAAGAACAAGAATCACGCACAGGTGGTTCTCAAAGCGGCGGCGGCGATAACGCAATTTACCCATTTTGGAATATGAAGGAAGGCGAAAGTGCAACACTGCGTTTTCTTCCTGACGGCAACGAAAACAATACGTTTTTCTGGACAGAAAGACTTATGATTAAATTGCCTTTTCCTAGTGTAAAGGGTGAAGCAGGTAGTAAGCCTGTTCAAGTACAAGTACCATGTATGGAAATGTATGGTGATACTTGTAATATCCTAAACGAAGTTCGTGGTTGGTTTAAAGATCCAAGTCTTGAAGACATGGGTAGAAAATATTGGAAAAAGCGTTCATACGTATTCCAAGGTTTCGTAACTGAGAATCCAATTGCGGAAGATTCAACTCCAGAAAATCCAATTAGACGTTTTATTATTGGTCCACAAATTTTCCAAATTATTAAGCAGGCGCTTATGGATCCTGATATGGAAGAATTACCAACAGATTATACTGCTGGTGTAGACTTCCGTCTTAACAAAACATCAAAAGGCGGGTATGCTGACTACTCAACATCTAACTGGGCTAGAAGAGATCGTCCATTAGGTGATGCAGAAATGAATGCCGTAAACACACATGGTTTATTCAATCTTAGTGACTTCCTTCCTAAGAAGCCAGATGAAATGGGTGTTAAGGTAATGCAAGAGATGTTTGAAGCATCTGTTGACGGACAGCCATATGATGCAGATCGTTGGTCACAATACTTCCGTCCATCAGGTATGGCGGCTAGAACTGGTGATCCAAATGTAGCACCAAGTCCTAATGCAACGGCTGTAAGTCAAAGTGCTCCGGCAGAAACTGCTCCAGCACCAAAAGCAAATCCTGCTCCAGTAGCAGAAACTGCTCCAGCAACACCAGCGGCAGATACACCTGCTGAAGGTAATGCAAGTGACATTTTGGCAATGATTCGTTCAAGGCAGAATCAATAATAAAATTAATGTAGGGGAGCAATCCCCTACTTGGCTTAACAAGGAGTAACTATGGCTAAATCATTTGACGTTAGTAAGTTCCGAAAGGACTTAACTAAAAGCATCTCAGGCATGAGTGCTGGCTTTAATGATCCTACAGATTGGATTAGTACAGGCTCATATGCACTAAACTATCTAGTATCAGGCGACTTTCATAAAGGTGTGCCACTAGGTAAAGTAACAGTGTTTGCAGGAGAATCAGGCGCAGGTAAGTCTTACTTTTGCTCTGGTAACATTGTAAAACACGCTCAAGATCAAGGTATCTTTGTTGTATTAATTGACTCAGAGAATGCTCTTGATGAAAGTTGGTTACAAGCACTAGGCGTTGACACTGGTGAAGATAAACTTCTTAAACTTAACATGTCAATGATTGATGATGTTGCAAAAACTATTTCAACTTTTATGGCAGACTACAAAGCAATGGCTGAAGAAGATCGCCCTAAAGTTTTATTTGTAATTGACAGTTTAGGTATGCTATTAACACCAACAGATGTTGATCAGTTTGATAAAGGTGATATGAAAGGTGATATGGGTCGTAAGCCTAAGCAGTTGACCGCACTTGTTCGTAACACAGTTAACATGATTGGATCACATAACGTAGGCTTAGTATGTACTAACCACACATATGCATCACAGGATATGTTTGATCCAGATGACAAAATTAGTGGTGGTCAAGGTTTTATCTATGCATCAAGTATAGTTGTTGCAATGAAAAAACTAAAACTAAAAGAAGACGAAGCCGGCAACAAGATAAGTGAAGTACGTGGTATTAGAGCAGGTTGTAAAGTAATGAAAACTCGTTACAGTAAACCATTTGAAGGCGTACAAGTAAAGATTCCTTATGAAACAGGTATGAATCCTTACAGTGGTCTTGTTGAATTATTTGAGAAAAAAGGCTTGTTAGAAAAACAAGGTAATAGACTCAAGTATGTTGATTTGAAAGGTGAAGAACATATCGACTATCGTAAAGCATGGGTAGGCGAAAAACTTGATTTGATTATGTCGGAATATGCTGAAAAAACAGCACCTGTGGTAAATACCGAAGAAGAAGATGCGGTACTAGCAGAAACTGAAAATCAAATTGAGGAACTTTCTACACATGAATGAAGAACAAATACAGGAATTCTGGACGTTATTTAAGGAATATCTAGATAAAAAACACATTGAAACTGCGGCAGAACGTTATGTTGATCTGTTAGCAGATATGGGAACAGAAGATCACACATTTACTGAATCAATGGGATCTTGTGAAATACTCGACAATGCAATTAGATATTACTTAGACGATGAAGAAGAAGTGTATGATGATGAAGATGGCTTTAATTGGGATGAATAATGTGGTATAGCGAAGTATCTAGAAACATAAACAGGATACCAGACGCAGTTGCGTACTTTGAATCAGAACTAAATGATGCAAAGAATGAAGTAAAACTTAAAGGTAATGTTGAACGTGCTTCTAGTGCTATGCCTGGTATTGTTGAACATAGGTTTAACCAACTTCAAGAAATTGAAGCCATTTTGAATTATTTGAATATCGAACTACGTAGATTGCGTAGTTCGTACTTCAAGAAATATCTTGAAAATTATCAACGTGCTTTGTCAAGCAGAGATGTTGAAAAATATGTTGACGGCGAAGCAGACGTTGTTGACTATGAAAAAATTATAAACGAATTCGCCCTACTACGCAACAAGTGGTTAGGAGTCTTAAAAGGACTCGACCAAAAGCAATGGCAGATAACTAATATTGTAAAGTTAAGAGTTGCTGGTATGGAGGACGCTTCAGTTTAATGTATACATTTGTTACTAGCCTAAATAAGGCATATTGGAATAGCACATCAAAAATTAATATTAATAGTTGGGTTGAATGTTTACCAGAAGATGTAAACATTGTAATTTACAGTGAAGAGGAAATAGACATAGGTATTTTTCCTGAACCTCGTGTATCATTAAAACCATTATATGACTGCAAGCCGTTATTAGAGTTTATTAACAAACACAAAGATGATCCACACTACAACGGGCAAATTGGACGTAAGTTAGAAGGCAGTAGTAAATCATTTAAGTGGAAGGGTATAAAATTTGCACACAAAACATTTGCAATTTTTGAAGAAGCAAAACATTTAGATAAAGGAAAACTTTTTTGGTTAGATGCAGATGTATTAATGCATAATAAAATTGATCACGATTACTTAGATTATCTATTACCTGATACAAAAGCAATATCATACTTAGGACGTCCAAAAGAATATGATGAATGTGGACTTATGGGATATAACTTAAATACTTCCTTTGCAAAAGACTTTTTAAAAAAATATGAAAACGAATATGCTACTGGCTTAGAACATCTCAGAGAAACACACGATAGTTGGATATTCTTTCAATTACGGCTAGGTTATGAAGATCAAACACCTTTCTTAAATTTAAATCCTACACCTAAAGACAACAAAAGTCCATTTAACAACAGTGGCATCAATAGCCATATGGTTCATACAAAAGGTAAAAGCAAAGAAAGGTTACAACAAAAATTCCTAAAACGTTTTGCATTACAAAAGGCAAGAGAACAACGAGAATTAGTTAATGGAACTTGAAGCACATCTAGGTGGACACCAAGGTAAAACACATACTGACGAAGGCACGTTACGTTGGGCAATTGATAAACTAGGAATACAATCAATGCTTGATATAGGTTGTGGCCCTGGTGGTATGGTTGAACTTGCAAACAACATAGGTATACATGCTCATGGCTTGGATGGTGACTATACACTAAAAAGATACGACGATACAAAATTTACTATACATGATTTCACAAACGGTCCTGCACCTGTATCTAACAATTTTGATCTTGCATGGAGTGTAGAATTTGTTGAACACGTATATGAAAAATACATTCCTAATTACGTCAAGGCAATGCAAAAATGCAAATTTTTAATTATGACATATGCACCAGTTGGACATGGCGGTCATCATCATGTAAATGAAAACACACAAGAATACTGGATAGATACTATGTCTAATTATGGATTCAAATATTTAGAAGATACTACAAATGAAATGCGTAGGCACAGTACAATGGGTACAAAAAAGAAACATAGATTTCTACAAAGAACAGGATTGCTTTTTAAAAATGAACGTAGTAGCAATTAAAGAATTATTATGGAGTTGGCATCCACTACCTAGGACTTGGAAAATTGTTCCGTATGCTGACAAAGATTCTATTCAAAATGCAGATGTCCTTGTACAATCAAATCAATCTGGAAGTAAAAAAGAACGCAAACTAGGTCACATATATAACTTTGTAAAAGACAGTGGCAAGCCTTTTATTGTTACAGAAAGTGCAGTCTTTAGAAAAAACATGGCAGATCCTGATCCAGGTAAGCCTGGCAAAACATATCATCGATTTAGTTGGACAAGTTATTTTAGAGACGAAGGGGATTACTGTAATGAAAATAGTCCTAGTGACAGATGGGAACAAGTTAAGAAAGATCAAAACTTAGTTGTAAAAGATTGGCGTTCAAAAGGAGACTATGTATTAGTATTGTTACAACGTCCAGGCGATAGCAGTTTAGTAAACCTTATTAAAAAACACGGAAGTTACGAAGGCTTTGTAACTCATACATTGAATGAAATCAAACAAAATACAGATAGGCCTATTAGGGTGCGTATGCATCCATCACGTATAGATAGACAAAGAGCAATATTAAAAAACTATGATGTACAAGTAAGTGAAAACCTACAAGGTGCAGGACTACTATCAGGTGGCGCAGGTCTACAAGCAGACTTTGACAATGCTTGGTGTGTTGTAGGATTTAATAGCAATGGACTTACAGAAAGTGCAATGGAAGGCATTCCTACATTTAGTATGTG